TATCGCATGGTTCGCACAATGCTGCTGCATCAAAGCCATTACGAAACTCTTTGTTTGTAAAGTATTTGCTCATCTTGATTTCCTTAAAAAGACCCTTTTGCAATTCGCTAGGGCTGACGCAAGTATAGCAAAGTAAACAGACTAAACAAGCTATTTATCTAGGTGTTTACCCTAAAAACAACAAATAAATTATTTGCTACAATGTTTAGATGGATAAACAAACCGCTACTACACTTGCTGGCTCACAGAGTGAGCTTGCTCGTATCCTCGGCATAACTAGGGCTGCTGTCTTTCATTGGAAGACAATCCCTAAACTACGCATTTATCAACTAAAAGAACTCAGACCAGAGTGGTTCAAATGACACAAGAAGCAGTTATCAGAGCATTACAAAACGGCCCACTTACATCCTACCAACTAGAGGATTTAACAGGCATACCAAGACTATCTATTGCAGCTTGTTGCACCAAGATGAGTTACAAGAAGAAATTAAAAATTGGGAAAATTAAGTTAGGACGTTCTTGGGTTTCTCAGTACACGTTAGAGCCACACATGATTGTGGCTAACGAAGCTGCCAATGATGAGCCTTACGACAAGCTAAACCCTTTCGACATTCGCAATGCCAGAGGTATCTTTTCTAAGGCTGAATATGCGGTAATGAACGCACAAGCTAAAAGACTGCTTGGCAAATCATTTTCAGAAGATATTACAAACAATCAATTTATTTGATACAATGATTTGAAACAACGGCTAGGTTTGGGGTTGCTCCCAGACCGAAAAGAGTTCCTCCCTCTCCTGCCGACTGTTTCTTTAGGGAGTGGTTTAAAAGGCGAGAGATATGCACTACTACAAGAGAAATCTTGGCGACTATGCCAAGAAAGCTGGACGTTTGACAATGCTCCAACACGGAGCGTACACGCTTCTTATTGATTCGTGTTATGACCGAGAAGTCTTCCCAACACTAGAGCAAGCACTTGAATGGACTTGGGCTTCAACAGAGGCTGAAGTTGAGGCTGTCAAGTTTGTTTTAAGCAGGTTCTTTGAGTTGGACAAAGAGGGTTGTTATGTGCAAGACAGGATACTTCAAGAGTTGTTGCACTACCATAAAAATGCTGACACTAACAAACGAATCGCTGATGAAAGAGAAGCAAAGCGTAGAGAGAACAGCACGAAGCGTGTACCAAGCGTTAACGAAGCTACACCTAACCATAAACCAATAACCATTAACCATAAACCAAAAAGAGATAGCGCAACTAGCGTTGCTTGTCCTGATTCTGTTTCTCAGCAAGTTTGGGATGACTGGATGACTGTTCGCAAAGAAAAGAAAGCAAAGACTTTGACTGAGACTGGTTGGAATCAGTTTGTTAAACAAGTTGAGAAAGCTGGTTGGTCAATTGAGCAAGCGATTAGTCATTGTTGTTTAAAGCAATGGGTTGGATTTGAGGCTGATTGGGTTGTTAAGCCAAACCCTGCCGATAGAGTAAGGCTCACAGTTGCGCCATCAAATGAGCCTGACCCTGCGTTAGAAAAGATTAAAGCAGATGCTTTGAAAGCTGCGCCTATTCCGCTAGAAGTCTTGGCAAAAATGGCTGAGTTGCGGAGAAAAGCATGAACTTTGAATGGCCTATAAATGACAAAAGAAGAACTAGAACACTTCAAAAACTCAGAAGCCCTCGAATGGCTCAGACGTTACCAAAAGAAGAAATCGACGATTGGCTCAAGCAAAGCGTTGCTTTGGTGGCAGGGAGTGTTAGGGGACTTGCAACGAATCAGAGGCGAATCCGCTACTTTGGATTTGAGGGAAAGAATGAACAAACTAAGGAATAACAAATGACATTCATAGTGACATTCAAAGTTGAAGGTAATCCTGTTGGCAAACAAAGAGCAAGGTATGCCAAGCGTGGCAACTTTGTCCAAGCCTACACCCCTGAGAAAACCAGAAGCTACGAAACGCTTATAAAGGAATCTGCCAAACAAGCGATGGGAAGTTCCGAGCCATTAGAAACCCCTGTATCGCTTTACCTGTACATCAGAGTACCAATTCCTAAGTCATGCACTAAAAAACGCTTGGAGGCTATCCAAAATGGCTCAGAGAAGCCAATTAAGAAACCAGATGCATCCAACATTTTAAAAAGTGTAGAAGATGGGATGAATTCCGTGGTTTACAAGGATGATTCTCAAATCGTCAACTTCCATGTAAGTAAGGTTTATTCAAGTCAAGCTGGTGTAGATATTTGCGTTAAGGAGTGTCTGGAATGAAAGCCCCTTACCGAGCGATAGAGTACATCATTGAGAATTCATGCAAATATGCGGAAGCTAAAGCACAAAGAATCTACCTTGAGGAGTTTCGCAAAACCAAGAAGGCTCTGCTGATGAAGGATGCGTTAGCCAGAGGGATAGATTCTGCGGTTGCTCAAGAGCGTGAAGCCTATGCTCACATTGAGTATGCTGATTTGCTTAAAGGTTTAATGATTGCCATTGAGAAAGAGGAAACCTTAAAGTGGATGCTGACTGCTGCCCAGATGAAGGCTGACATTTGGAGAAGTGAGCAAGCAAGTGAGCGTCTTGGCGTAAAAACTACAGAGTAGGTATAAACACCTAGTAAATACTTTGTTTAGTTTGCTATACTTACGTCAGCCCTAGCAATTCGCAAGGGTAATTTTAAGGATTAAGTCATGTCTAAATACACAAAACTTACTGCCAAGCAAAACATGGTAATGATGGATTTTTTGGCTACTGCTAAAACAAATTCACTTACTAATTTGGCTGCTTGTGTTCCATCTAGCCACTCAATGTACAAAACAAATCAAGTGCGTCAAATCAGAGTTGTTACAGATGCAATTGCTTGGGGTTGGGATGAACTTGGCAATCGTGTTCGGTTAACTCCTGACTTGCGTGTTTTGCAAGAAACAGGATGGGGCGAAAGCACTTATTAAGGATTAAGAAAATGAAATACGAATTTGACACAACAACTGGTGAAGGTTCTGTAATCGTTACTGTCGTGATGGAATACGAGCGTGACGAAGAAGGTACTTACAACGAAAACATTGATGAAGTCTGGTTTGAAGGACGTAACGTCATGGGCATTTTTACTGACGCACAGTTTAAAGAATTAGAGATGGAAGGCACAATGAGACTGACCAGCCATTTACTCGCAGAAGCTGACCATGCCAAGATTATGGCTTACGAAAATGACTAGAGAAGACGTTGTTCGCATAGCACTAGAAGTTGGCTTCTATGATGGCGAAGTTGATAAGTGTCAATTGATGCTTGAACGCTTTGCCTATCTGGTTGCCCAACAAGAGCGTGAGGCGTGTGCAAAGCTATGTGATGACAAAGCCATTCGCTATGCAGAACGTGGTGCATTGCCTGAGAAATTACGCGACATTGACCCAAAAAATGCTGTTGTAGCAACTAAAGTATGTGGTCATGTTGCTTATGAAATCCGAGCAAGGGGACAAGCATGACTGATTGGACTAAAGAGGAAGACGAAGCATTTAATGTTGTCGAGCAACAAAGCAACCTTGGGAAGCAAATCTTAAAAGCACAAGGTCAGCCCTATCATTTTGATACCTACGTTTCACCCTCACAAAGAAACCATGTTCTTGAGGAAGTAGCTTTAGAGTTTGACAAGATGAAAGCCTTTGGTGACACGGCACAGAGTTTTGCTACCTTTGTGAGGGATATGAAAAGGTGTCCACCCTGTTTAAACACTTGCAATCAAGGTAGAGATTGCCCTGCGAGGTCTGTATGACACAAGATGAAATCATTGCGATGGCACGACAGGCTGGTTCTTTGATTGAATTGGCTCAGGAAAAAGATTTAGTTTGGCTTGCGTCTTTTGCCAAGCTAGTAGCAGAGCATGAGCGTGACAAGTTGATTAATGCTGCAATGAAAGCGGCTGAGAAAGGAATTGATACAGCAATAGCTCTTGAGCGTGAGGCGTGTGCAAAAGTGTGTGATGAGTTTCTTCCGCTTGGAAACAAATGCGCTTATGCTATCCGAGCAAGGGGAGAAGCATAATGTTTTATAGACAATGCAACAACTGTAATGAGCGATGGGAACTTGGAACTACAAATATTTGTACTTGTGTAACTAATGGTTCAGCAACAATTTCATATGATAAATTTTCGCATTTGGGGCAGCGCACATGGATAGGGCTGACGGATGAGGATAGGTTTGAATTGGCAAAGGCTCAATATGGCTGGGAAGATTTACTCTTTGCGGCAGAAGCCAAACTAAGGAGTAAAAATGAAAGTAAGAATTAGAAAAGACGCTGATGGCGCATGGAGTGTCGAGACTAAAAAATGGTACGAGTTTGAATGGCGGTATCAAAAGTGTATGCTTGGTGATGACGCAGAGAAAAGAGCATTGGAATATGCTCGTCTATTGCTAAACCCTGTAATCATAGAAATTACATGAACAACAGACCCAATAACAGGGAACGACTCCACTTGGCAAAGATTAAAGAAATGCCTTGTGGGGTCTGCAATGCTTCTGGCCCAAGTGATGCACACCACATTGTTCAACATAATCAATACTTATGTATTCCTTTATGCAAGGACTGTCACCAAGGCCCACATAACGGCATACATGGGTCAGCAAGGATATGGTCTGTTTACAAGCAAGATGAAATGTCGGTGCTAAATGAAACACTTGCAAAACTTTTTAGATAGCGCACAATGGACGCACTCAGTTGCCATTGAGACTTTAGAGGGACTTGTTCCCTCTTTTTTTTTATGAGATAATGATACAAACTCCTAGGGACACCTATGTCTGGATTATTAGAGCCATCCGTAAAAATTGAGATTGAGATACAAAGCCAAGAGAAAAAAGGCGAAGCGTGTCCAGTTGCCACAGGTGACGTAGAAGTCAATCTTGAGAATCGTCAGAAAGCCATCGACAAGGCGAACTATGGCCCAATGAATCCCAATGAGCCAAACGCTGATTACTGGCGTGACATTTCTAAGGCTTGGAGAATCTCACCTGCACAGGCTAAAAAGTCTCGTTGCGGAAACTGCGCTGCTTTCATTCAAACCCCTAAGATGCTTGCTTGCATTGAATCAGGCTTAGAGATGAATGGCACAGAGATGGATGCTTGGGAAGTCATCGATGCTGGTGACTTAGGCTATTGCGAAGTGTTTGATTTTAAGTGTGCTTCCAAGAGGACTTGTGAGGCATGGATTAGTGGTGGGCCAATAACCGAGGATGAATATGATGGGAACGACAAACCAACAAGCGATAGAGATGATGCAGAAACTTATGCAGAAGAAGACTAAGCCAATGCCTGAGCGTGGTGAGCGTACTGCAAAGAACAAAGCAAAGAAGCCTAAAAAATGATTAAACGAGGCTCAGAGCAGTTTTCTGGCTATAACAAGCCCAAAGCTACTCCTGACCATCCTACTAAGTCTCACGCTGTTTTAGCTAAGTCTGGTGAGGATGTAAAGCTAATCCGCTTTGGTCAACAAGGGGCTAAAGGCTCACCTGATGGCACGAAGCGTAACGAAGCGTTCAAGGCTCGTCACGCTGAGAACATTGCCAAGGGTAAGATGAGTGCAGCGTATTGGGCTAACAAGGTAAAGTGGTAATCATGGCTGATTTAGGTGCATTTTTTGGTAATCCAAACATACAGCGTCAAGGTGCTAGGGCTAGGGCTTTAGCTTCACAACGTGATGTAAACACATTACCAGACCCACTTACCTATGCAGTTATGCAGGGTTTGCTAGGCACAAGACCAGATGAGATGGGTTTTAGTGTTCTTAACCCTGATTACGAAAAGATTAAAAAAGTAGCAGAGCCAGCATTTGCTTTGGGTTTGTTAGGTCAAGCAGCACCTGCATTAGCACCACTTACTAAGGGTTTACCAGTAGGTGCAAGTATTAAAAATGTCGGTAAAGACTTATCAGCTATTCAAATTGGCGATAGAACGATTCCTGTGACAATCAATCGGATTGACAAAAAAAGTGGTGGTGAATTAGTCAATGTAAACCCATCTGCCTTTGATGAGGCTTATTCAAAAACAGGTTGGCAGTATGTTGGAGAAAAAGGAAAAGATGGAATCTCAGGTAGATATGAGAAATTTGAGAATTTTCTAAAAGATGCCAAGTCAATAGAAGCAAGTAATGTCTCGGTAAACAAAGATGGTGGTATTGTCTTTGGTGATGGTCGCCATCGTTACGCTGTATTAAGAGACATGGGATTGGATGAGTTGCCCATTGTGATGGATAAAGAATCTATCAAAAATGCAAAGAAATTTGGCTATCTTACTGATTCACCTAAAAATCCAATTGCACCAAGACAAGAAGCACTAGATACAGCACAAAGAAACGCTGCTCTGCCTATTGAAAAGGGTGGTCTAGGACTACCTAAAGACAATACGCCAGAAATGAGAGCAGAGGCAATGGGCTACGATGTTCCTGCATATCATGGAACAACTGTCTGGGAAGCAGAGGATGGACGCAAGCTAGGCGATATTGAAGCATTTAATCGTTTGGCTTCTACTGAAATTGTAGGACGCAAGCCATCTATTGACCAAGTAGGCATCTTTGCTTCTGATAGACCAGACCAGTTAGGTGCAGGAATGTACTCTGGTAGCCAAGGTGCTATCTATCCATTGATGCTAAGAATGGAAAACCCAAAATCAACATCATTTGAGCAAATGGCTAGAACAGCCAGTAATCTCTCAAGTGGTGAGCCATTAGGCGCAGGCGTAGTTCCAAGAGTTAGTGATGTTGAGCCATATCGTCAAATGCTTAGAGAGCAAGGCTTTGATTCGTTAATTCTTAGAGCCAAGCAAGGTTCACCATATACAGAGTTCAAAGACCAAACTGGTTATGTATTGCTAGACCCAAGTCAGATTAGAAGCAGAAACGCTGCCTTTGACCCAAAACGTAGAAACGAGGCAGACATTCTTGCTGGTTTGCTACCATTAAGTTTGCTAGACGAAGAAAAGCGCAAAGAAATTCAAAGCCTGTTAGAATAAAGTATTACTTAACCTTGACCAACCCTAGAGGAGTCAAACAAAATGATTGAAAAACAATCAAACATTTCATATCGTGGTGGCGCACGAGAAGGCGCAGGAAGACCGAAGGGAAGTCTTGACAAGGGCAATGCTGTTCTTAGAGAGATGATACTGGAGGCACTAGAGGGCGCAGGTGGCGTTGCTTATCTCGTAGAGAAGGCAGAGAGCCATCCACAGGCTTTTATGGGGCTAATCGGTAAGGTCTTACCACTTCAAGTAACTGGAGAAGAAGGTAAAGACATTCAGATAAGCGTCCAATGGCAGAAGTAATTGAGATAGCCTACAAACCCAGAGAACAACAACTTGCTATCCATGAGTTAATGGACAGTAAGCGTTTTGGCGTTGTTGTTGCTCATAGGCGCATGGGTAAAACAGTCTCTGCGATTAACCACTTAATCAAGGATGCAGTCCTTAACCAAAAGGAAGCACCTAGATACGCTTACATTGCTCCAACATACGGACAAGCTAAGAGAGTGGCATGGGACTACCTAGTGAAGTATGCAGAGCCTCTAGGTGGCTCACAGAACATAACTGAGTTGCGAGTTGACTTCTGGGGCAGACGAATTCAGTTGTATGGCTCAGACAATCCAGAATCACTACGTGGTCAATACTTTGATGGGGTAATCCTAGACGAGATTGGTGACCAGAATCCTAAGATATGGACAGATATTGTTAGACCCGCACTAGCTGACAGGAAGGGCTGGTGCTTATTCATTGGTACGCCAAAGGGACACAACCACTTTAAAGAACTGAGAGACAGGGCAGAGAAAGAGGATGGATGGGGATTGCTAGAGTTCAAAGCCTCAGAGACAGGGGTGGTAGATGACACAGAACTGAAGGCTGCTAAGAATGAGATGGGCGAGGATAAGTACCGCCAAGAGTTTGAGTGTAGCTTTGACGCTGCTGTAGAAGGTTCTTACTATGGGCAAATCCTTAATGAACTAGAAGACAAGAAGCACATGCAAGAGATACCCAGAGAGGAAATCAGCAGAACATTTACTGCTTGGGACTTGGGAATGGGTGACTCTACGTCTATCTGGGTGGCTCAGTTAGTGGGTACTGAGGTGCGTCTGATTGATTACTACGAGAATCACGGAGTTGGACTAGACCACTACGTTAAGTGGATTAAGGATAACGACTACTCCAAAGCAGAGCATATCCTTCCGCATGACGTAAGGGTTAGGGAACTTGGGACAGGTAAGAGCCGACTTGAGATGCTTGAGGAATCAGGACTTGAGGTAAAGATTGCACCCAGAATGGGACTAGATGATGGCATCCAAGCGGTAAGAAGGTTGTTGCCAAGGTGCTGGTTTAACGTACCTAAAGTGCAAACAGGCTTGAACTGCCTGAGAAACTACCGCAGAGATTACGATGAGAAGCGTAAGATATTCTATGAAAGACCACTACACGATTGGTCTAGTCATGGCTCTGATTCGTTCCGTTACTTAGCCCTTGGATTGGATGAAGGTCATTCAACGTGGTCTAAGCCGATTAACCAAACTCCGAAATGGATTGTCTGATGTATATAACAATGCAGGGTGTAAATCTAGCACCTAAAGTAAAAGAACTTGAAAAGCGTATCGAAATGCTTGAAAATATGGTAAAAGAGTTACAATTGGATAAACCCCGAATGGGTCGCCCTCCAAAGGACAAACATGGAACAGAACGAACTGAAGTCAATACTACAGTCAGAAATTGATGATGCAATTGGCTTTATTGAAAGCGAAACTGTTGAGCAGCGCAAACAGGCTTTGGAGGCGTATCTCAGACAACCTTACGGCAATGAGGTTGAAGGTAAAAGCCAGATTGTCACAGGAGAAGTAGCCGAAGCCATTGATGGTGCGCTACCTAGCTTAGTCCGTATCTTTACAGGCTCAGACAATATCGTAGTCTTTGAGCCACAAGGCCCTCGTGATGAAGCCTCTGCCAAGCAAGCTACTGATTACTGCAATTGGGTATTCAATCGTGATAACGCTGGTGTAGCCATTCTGCATGATTGGTTCAAAGATGCCTTGATGCAGAAGAACGGCATCGTTAAAGCATATTGGGAAGACAAAGAAGACGTTACCAAAGAGCGTTACTTTGACTTGTCTGATGACGAGTTAGCAATGCTGATGAGTGATGAGACTATGGAGATTGTCGAGCAAGATACGACAGAGTTCCCAATTATTGACCCGATGGGACAGCCAGTTATAGACCCTATGGGTATGCCTGTGATGGCTTCTACTCATAACGTAGTTGTCCAACAAAAGAAAAAATCAGGCAAAGTAACGATTGAGAACGTACCTCCAGAGGAGTTCTTGATTAGCAAGAAGGCTAGAACTATTGCTGATTCACCATTCGTAGCCCATCGTCAGATGTTAACTCGTAGTGATTTATATGCTATGGGTTTTAATAAAAAGCAAGTTGAAGGCTTGCAGATGGGTGATGCTTTGGCATACACACCAGAGCGTGTGGCTCGTTACGCAGCAGGTGAGCAACCTTACCAAACGCAGACTGATGACCCATCTATGCAAGAGATTGAGGTCTTTGAGTGCTATGTCAAAACTGACGTAGATGGAAAGGGCATTGCTTCATTGGTTCAAGTGTTCTACGCTTCTAATGAGATTCTGCAAGATGAGAAGGGTAAGGA